CAAATATTTGATAATATAAGAGGTGGTGATTTATTTGGACTTCCCAATGTATTAGACGCCAGCGGAAGCATTAATGTACAAAACTTCGCTAAAGTTCCAAATTTAAATGATATTTGGAACAATTTAAACTCGGATGGAACACCAAACTTTGGTGATAGTGGACCAGTAGCAGAAAAAAAAGTTAGACAAGCTGATATTTTCCTACCAATTCCTCAGCAAGTATCTGATAATATTGGTGCTGCATATAGTCAGAGTGAACTTAGTCCATTGCAAGTTGCTGGATTGAATGCTACTAAGGCAATCATTGATCAGTTGAAGGGGACAGAGGAAAATATTTCTGATAGGCAAGCATTGGTAAACGCAATACTAGCGGATAATATTAAAGGAATTGATCAACAAACAAAAACTGCAATCAATAATATTCTAGGTGCTACAGCACTCAACTCCTTAGGTGCTAATGTAAGTCCACAAGCATTGCTTTCAAGAGCAAGTGGTCAGATCTTTCAACAAAATCTTGAACTTCTGTTTAGTGGTGTTAAGTTAAGAACGTTCCCATTTATATTTGATTTTGCACCAAGAAATGCAATAGAATCTGGTCATGTTATGGATATTATTAGAGTGATCAAACGTTCTGCTTCTCCATCAAGACAAGGTGCCAATGCTTTGTTTATGAAATCACCAAAACTCTTCCAGTTACAATATCTTACTGGTGCTCATGAGCATCCTTTCTTAAATGCTTTTAAGATCTGTGTTTGTGAAGATATTTCAGTAAACTACACTGCATCTGGTACCTATGCAACATATTCTGATGGAACACCAGTTCATATTAGAATGCAATTAACATTCAAAGAAATTAATCCAATTTATGCTGAGGATTATGATGCAGGAGAAAGTTTTGTTGGTCCATATGCTGATCCAAATGAGGCAATGGGCGCTATAGGAGGTGTAGGATACTAATGAGTTATTTTAGAGAACTACCAGACATACTTTACCAGTCTACTCTCTTAGAAAAAACATCTTCAAGAGAGTACATAGCAGTCAAAAATCTTTTCCGTAAAGTTAAGATTCAAGATTGGATTGAAGATATTGTAAACTTCTTTGATGATTACACAATTCTTGATGGACAAAGACCAGATAACCTTGCAGAGGTTATGTACGGTTCATCTGATCTTGATTGGGTTGTTATATTGACTTCTGGAATTACAAATATTAAAGATCAATGGCCACTAACAAATCATAATCTATATCTTTATGCTCAAGAAAAATATGGAAATGATTTAAATGCAGTTCATCACTATGAAACTCTTGAGGTAAGAGACAACAGAGGAAGATTAATTTTACCTAGTGGTCAAAAAGTTGACGCTGATTTCAAAATTAAAACTCCTTTCGATGCTTCAAGTGATAAGTTTTACATCACCAATCCAGATCTTGGTGGTGGGGGTGGAACTCCTCCAAATTATGAACAAAATCCACCTTTCCTTGGTCATGGATCAACAAAATATCAAGGTATCAATCAAGAAATAAGTCCTATAACAGGAGTTTCAAATTATGAATATGAAACCTTGAAGAATGAATTGAAGAGAGATATTAAGTTGATGAAACCAAGATACCTCCAATTATTCTTACAGAATATGAGAACCTTGATGAATTATCAAGAAAATTCTAAATCAGTCAATAACAAATTAATGTTTACTGACAGGACTAGACTTATCGGACCATAAAAGGTCTAGTTTCTTATCAAACATCATAACATAACGGTGCTTGCGGGAGCGTTCTTTCCATTCTCCTTCAGCACCTTTTATTTTGCCTCTTGAGTGCTTGGTGCCGTCTGCAAAATAGAAGTCTTTTCTAGCTTCGGTGAGACCACAATACCTAAAGTTACAAGCGCGATAAATTGTACCGCCATGAAAGTCACTGTCAGCATACGAAATAATTGCTCTGACCTTTGTTTCTTTTCTAAGTCTTTTAATCGTCTTTGCAACGAACCAAGAAGTAATGTTGTACTCTTGTGACTGCGTATCTGGGTGGATGCAGAGTCGAGAGAGTTCGAAGAGTCCTTGCTGTTGGGTTCTGTCAAGACCAAATGCTCCTTGTGCTACTTCTGGAACAGGAAGTCCAGTGAAGATAATTACTCCCTGTATTCCCCCAATATTTAGCGGTGAGAAGTCATTTTTCTTGTATAGACCGTAGTTATATCCGCTCTTAAACCCTTTAGAAAAGTCCTTAAGATAATGAAACCGCAGAAGTAATTCTGCGGCTTCGGATTTACTCACTCTATCAATGTAGAAGTCAGACTTCACTCTTCAGCAAGGCGGGCAAAGTATGACAGTGCATCATCTTCTTCATCGCTAGAAGAAGAACTAGATGCAACGATGTCTTCTGCGTTGAAGTCACCAGGGGTAGAAGTCACTTCGGGAGCAGTACCACGATTGGAAGCACGGAACTCTTCCTCTGCCTCAACGGTTTCTTGATCCTGGAAACGAGGGGTGCCCTTGTTACCCA